AAAGAAACTGATATTGATGTTAAAACATCATTACCAGGTGAAAGTGAAGATGTAGATGCAATATTGGGACTTTTAACTAAAGCAAGTGAAGAAGCTGACAGATTTTCAGATGATCCAGAATTAAAAACTCAAATCGGAAATACTATTACATATTTTACCAGAAAACATATTGCTAAACCTACAAACGAAGGAGAAGAAGTAAATGAATTATTTGGATTTGGAAAAAAGAAAAGAGCTAGATCTGGAGGTAGTGATTCAAAAGGATTTTCAATGTTTGCATATGGAAAAGATGGAGGTAAAAGAAATATTGGAAGTGGAAAAACAGCTAAAGAAGCAAGACGTGATGGAGATTTTCAAAATTACCGAAGAAGATATGCAGTAGATAAGTTTGAAGTAGTAAATAATGATACTGGAGAAGTAGTAGATACTATGAGAGGATAGTATTTTAAACTTATTTTAAATTTTTAGTATAAATCATTAAATCAAATTGTTATGAATTCAAATGAAATCTATATGAAAATGGCCGAGTTATGGACTGAGATGTCTTTAGAACACTCAAAACCAAGTAAAGCTGCACACGGCCGAGCAAGAAGTGCTGCTACAAAAATAAAAAAACTAATTGGTGAATATAAAAAAGCATCAGTAGCAGAAGATAAAGCATAAAAAATGAAAAAATCTGAGTTAAGAAAGTACATATCAGAGGCTTTAACTCCAGATGAGGCATCTCAAGTAGAACCTAAATATAAGGAAACCTATGCTGCTATGATAAGAGGTAAAGGTCCTCTTAAACTTAAAAAATATGATAACCCTGATAAAGTTGTGTTAGGTAGGGTTATTAATAATCTTAAAGAATCTACAAGGCGAACTAATGAAAGATTAGAAACTTTAATTAGAGAAAAATTAGGTAAAAATGCAGATGTGGGTGACTACATAGATGATTTCAGAAAATCAGATGCTCCCCAATTTAAAGGTAAATCTAAAAAGAAAAGAGATCAAATGGCTAAAGCTGCATTCTTAAATAAAGAAAATAAAATTAAAGAAGGTGATTTAGACATAGGTCATCAAGATGATGAACCTCACATGCTAAAAAAGGATATTTACAACATGGGTAAATATGCTATGGAATTATATAAAAAATTAGATCAATATGATGACATGGAAGGTGAAGTTGATTTTCCACACTGGTGGCAATCAAAAATTACTAAAGCTAAATCCATGTTGCAATCAGCATATGATTATTTAGATGGAGAAGAAAAACTATCCCAAATAGATGCTATTATGGAAGAAGATGAATTAACTAAATCCGAAAAAAAGAAATTAAAAAAAGTATCATCACAGCTTAAAAAATCAGTTAAGGCACATGATAAACAATCTAAAATAATTGATAAGGCAATAAGTGAAACTGATATGGAAAAATCAAAAGATTATAAACCCATAGTTGGAGGAGATAATTCAAAACAAAGAAAATGGGCTAAAATGGATCCTAAAGAAAAAAAGAAATTATATCCTAAATTCTACAATAAAAAATATACCCAGTTAAGACCACATGAAAAAGCCCAAATTAAAGAAACTGGAGAAAAAATTGCGGGTATTAACATGGATGATTATAAAAAAAGTAATATGAAAGAAAATAGATTAACAGAACTTATTAAAACAGCTTTAATGGGCCCAGTAGATGAGGGAAATGCTTTTGCAGCTGCAGTACAAAAAGCTAAAGAAGATGGTAAAAAACCAGGCGATAAATTTACTGTAGATGGTAAAGAATACACATTAAAGAAAGAACATTTAAGTGAATATGCTGAATTTAGATATGATAAGGACGGCAACAAAACAGTTACAACAATAGATGATATAGATATTTTACCAAGACATAAAAGATTACAACATGAAATGGCTTTTAATGATTTTATTACAACATTAAAGGCATTAGGATATGATATACCTGATGGAATCTTACCAATGGAAGAAAATATAAATGAAGTTGAACTTCCTCAAAATGTAAAAACATTAGCTAATCAAAAAGTTAAAGATGCTCCTAGTATGGCAAAAGCAATGTTAGATTTTTATAATCAAGTTAAAGAAAAAGAAACAATAGATTTTTCTCAAAATCCTATGATGAAAATGGCTTTAAGTAAATTACAAGATTTAGCTAAAAAAAGTAAAACAAATGAAGATAAAGTTAAAGGTTCAAATGTTAGAAAAAAGAAATCAGGTAGTGGGTATGAAGTATTATCAGGTAAAACTGGTAAACCTTTAAATAAAACGTTTAAATCTAAAAAATCAGCTCAGGATTTTATAAAAGCATATCATGCTAATGTATCAGAGCGTATTTTTAAAGAACTTAGAGGATAATGACAAAAGCAGAGTTCAAAGAGCGAATTAAAGGTCTAGCATTTGAAGTAATCAAAGACAGAAAAAAAGCAGAAATAGCAGCTGTCGAATACGATGAGCTAACGAAATTCCCTGAACTTAAAAAAATCATAGTAACTTTACTAACAGCTGATTTTGATCCATTCTTGGCAAGTATAGATTGGGTAGCACCAAGACCAACTACATTTAGAATTAATTTAAAAAATGATGAAAATTTCTATCTAATATGGATGGGTAGAAGTTGGATAGCACAAATAGAAGGTAAAAAATATTATCTATTAAATCTACCAGAAGAAGAACGTGCAGTAGAAGCAATAGCTCGTATATTAAGATATGGAGTACCAGGTTCAGATGAAGAAGCGGCAGGTGTAAGTGCAGGATCAGATACAGATACAGATGTAGGTGCAGATGCTGATGCAGGTGGAGGAGAGGAAGTAGAAGTAAATGTAGATGATAATATAGAAGTAGATGCATAATGGAATTTAATTTATTAAAATACCTTAAAGAAGGAACGCTACATGAAGCAGCGATGGCTTGTCCTGTGGCAACACAAGATTTAGAAGTAAACACTAAAAATAGAGATGCTTCTATAAAAGCAGATTATATTAAATATGGTCCACTAAACGTAGA